GCATCGAACTGGTCTTGCGGCAACTTCTGCACGCGCACCATGCGTATAACGCCGGCTTCCGCTTCTACGACCCGGCGGGCGAACTCAGCCTCGACGGCAGCTGCGCTGACCGGCCTCGCCAGTTCCTCTTTGCTACAAGGGCCTCTGTGGGCAAGGATGCCGGGACCCCAAGTGCAGTTGCCCTTTCCGGCGCCCATATCGTCGTAGTATTTAAATACATCCCGCTCCAACCGACGCATTCGGGCGCGCACTTCAGGGCTCATCTTCATCCCGAAATTGACAGAAGGCGCAGCGGCTACCTGTGCATGTTTGGTCATTGGCTTGCCTTGATCAGTGGGTAAAGGCTGTCAATTTAGACCGGACACGTCACCTGTTTGTTGCGACATGACAGGTAGGCTCATCTGAAGCATTCGAGTAATCGCCGTCGAGGGACGCGGTGTAGAAAAAGCCGGAGATGTGTCGCCGGGGTCCATGATCGGCTCAGTCACGTATGGGGGTAGAGATGGGGGTAGGCAGAATTGAAAAAGCCCCTTCTCAGGGGCTTTTCAGTATTCTTGGCGGAGAGAGGGGGATTCGAACCCCCGGTAGGCTATGAAGCTAACTACGGAATGCCAAATTCTCTTTTCAAACCAGAAGCTTACGCGCGGTCAGCTGTACTATGGAGTTGCATTCCGTAGGCATGCAACCCCTTGTTTCTATTCATTTCAGCAAGTTTGAATAGTACAGGCTGGCTACAGCTTGGTCTGCTCTTTGACTACCGGCTCATCCTCCAGCATCGTGCGCAGCGAGTCGGCCAAGATCGGCGCCATCGACGACGAGGCCTGCCGGAAATAGTCGTGCGTGCGCAGCGCCAGCGCGCGCAGCCGCGCCACCTCCCACAGCAGCGCTCGCACGTCAGGCGAGTCTGAGTTGCGTTCTCGCATAGTGGTCAACTCATCCTTGGTGAGAGCGGGCTTAAAGCGCATGGCGAAAGTACTGTTCATCCATACAGTGTATCATTCGCCACTGTCTACTGCTCCCGCGCTTAGCCATAATTAAATGAGTCCAATTCCACGTCTCGACCTCATAACTGCTGCAAAACTCGACTTAGCTATCCAAATGGCGACCGCGTACAACTTGACTTATGGCGTCAAATTTTTGCACGACGCCGGCGTTACACCTGCATTGATACAGCGGGTTCTAATCGACGGAAATCCACGTCGCGCCATAGAGAATGTTGTGACACTGGGAGGTGACTCTGGCGTGGCAGAGTGAAGGCAGCGTCGCAGACACGCACGCCAACGAACGGGCACTGTAAGTATAATGTCTTCGCGTAGAGATAATTTCCAGTTCTAGCGCGACACACTGCTGTTACAATTGCAAACTGCCTCGCGAAAGGCGTTACAGTGGGTGAGTCATGACCTCAGGGCAGCGAGTTTTGGTTGTGGACGACAACGTAGACGCGGCAGAAATTCTCCAAATGCTTCTCGAGTACCACAGCTTCGAGGTTCGAATAGCGTCCAACGGCGCTGACGCACTCGCGATCGCATGCGATTTTCACCCACATGTGACTTGTTCCGACCTGGACATGCCAATCATGTCAGGCTTCGATCTGGCGTCTTCACTAAGAAAATCTGATTACTGTCACAACACATATCTCGTCGCAATGACGGGCCTGAATACTGACGAGAATTTTCTGAAAGCAACACGGGCAGGATTCGACACTTGCCTCATGAAGCCTTTCAACATAGATGAACTCATTGTCGATCTACGAGCCTACTTTTCCAAGATTCAAGGAAGCTAACTGCAGCTGAGGTAATGGCTAAGTCGTTTTTTGATCCTAAGCGATGTCTGGTACATCGAGCACATCGCTGGCAATCACACCAACACTTGATACGAATCAAGCCGCACCATGACCACGGCGCGATGATTTGCACATGGAAAAACGAACTGACCGCCTGATGGCTGCGTATGTCGATCTAGCTTTCAATGTTGCCATTTCGTTCGGGCTGGCTGCCGGCGTGCGCGTTCTGCGCGAGCAGAAGGTCCCCTCGTCGGTGGTACTGCGAGTTCTGATCATGGACGGGCCGCGCCGCGGCTTTACTTGGGCCAGGCCTGAACCGTCTTCGCGTGGCGCGCTGCGCATTCCGCATAGTGACGCAGCAGCTCGATAGCCCAAGCCTGCCACGCATCGTAGTCGTCGGCGCCGGGCCGCTCGATCACCGGGCACGGCGCGGCCAGCGCACTATCGAGGGATGCTTTTGTTGGCGGCGTCGATTGCGGCGTCAAGGTTTTGCACCCGGCCAGCATCAGGACGACAATCGACAGGCAGAGGGCGGGTAGTACGCGCATTGTGCAGCTCCTTGGTCAGCGCCGACATGCGCGGCGCCAGGGTGGATCGAATGTCGGCGAACTCGGTCGCAGCCTTGGTGATGATCGCGGCGTCGGCCTGCAGCGTGGTCAGCGCCAGCTCGGACTGGCTGCGCATCGTTTCCGCGTGCGCGCGCTGCAGCTCGGCGATCTCGGCATCGTGCCGCCAACCGTTCGTGAACCAGCCGGCGGCACCGGCCAGCGTCATCGCCAGCAGCAGGACCAGGCCGGCCACGAACGCGCGGTACTGGACAGGGATCATGGCAACCCCTTCAAGCACAGCTCGCGCTCGGCCTGGCGCCGGCGCGTGAGGCCCCGCACTTCCTCGAGCACCTTGCGCATCACGACCTTGCCGCGCGCATCCTTGACCGGCTTGCCGTCCCGATCGATGACCGGCCGCAGGACAGTGATCTTGTTCCAGGCCATCAGCGCATTGCACGCGCCGGCCATGTCGCCCGCGTTCGTGCGCCGCGCCATGCTCGAGCCGCAGAAGCCACTCACGCCGATGTTATAGGCGATGTCGACGAATGCCACCTTCTGGCCGTCGGTCAGGCGCGCAAGCGGGATGCACATGGCGATGCCAGCGGCGTGCCGCTCGAGGTCGCGGTCGAGCTGGGCGCGGCACTGCGCGGGCGTGTACGTCTTCCCCCAGGCAGCATTCTCGGTGGCGCCGGTGCAGTACGTGAGCACGCCGGCCATATCGCGATAAGTGGTGTACTTGGTATCTTCGAACGGCGGCGTGAAGTTGAACAGCGCGGTAGCGGCCACGACGCCGACCAGCGCGACCAGGCCGCGCCGCTGGGTTGGTGCCCCCTTAACCATTGCCGGTTACCGACGGTTGCGCCACGACGCGCGCGATCGCGGCGCCGAGTGAGGTTAGGCCGGCGGCCACCACCAGGATCGGCGCGGTGCCGCTGGCGTAGAGGTGCATGCCGGCCTCGATGGCCGATGCGATGGCGGCCAGCAGCGCGAAGCGTACCGACCAGAGTTTCGGGAACTGCGCGCGTGCGTCGTCGATGAATTTCACGATTGGTCCTTTGGGTTGCGCGCCGACGGCGCCGGCGCTGAATGTGTTGCGCGTTACTGTTTCGCCAGCGGTGCCATCAGCTGGGCCTGCAACTGCGCGAGGCGCACTTCCCGCTCGCGACGGTCCAGCTCGGCCAGCAGGTGCTCGCGGGTGTTGCGCTGGTGCGTGTACCAGGCGTTCAGCACGAACGTCAGGAGCGCTGTGGCGATGCCAACGATCACGCCGAACTCCGTCAGGGTGAGAGAGGTGGCGACCGTTACTGCAGCGCCGGCGTAACTGCCAACTTCCGGCGGGGTGACTTTGCTGATGCTCATTGCTGCCTTTCGATGGGCGTAAAAAAACCCACCGAAGCGGGCTGTGTCTTGCGGTTTGTTGCCGGGCCCGTTTGGGCCGCGAGGATTACAGCCGTGCAGCGGTGATGAACAGTTCGTCGAGCGCGTCGTCGTCCAGGCCCAGCGCGGCGCCCATCATCACGACGAGCGGGCTGTTGCGGGCAACGACGCTCGAATAGTCCCACTCGATGCGCGCGGCCTCGCGGTCTGGGCTCGACAACGATTCGATCGCTGCGTCGACCAGGCCCAGGACGCCGCGCGCCAGCAGCGCCAGGCGGGCTTGGCGCATGCTCACCTCTTGCGGCACTGGCACCTTGTCGCCTTCGTCGATCGCCGCTTGCTCTTCGGGCGTGGCCGCGCGCACCGTCCATTGCTGGACCCATGCATCGTCGACCTGATCGATGGCACCCAGCTCGACGATCTCGCCGTGCTGCGCGGTCGGGCGGTCGCTGCGCAGCGGGAACACACCGGCCTCGGCCAGCGCAGCGTCGGTGATCACGCTCTCGAAGATGACGCTTGCCGATGCCCACAGCGCGCTGCGGATCTCGCCGTGCAGGCTGAATACTTGATTGGTGGATGGCTGGTAGTACATGCGAATCCTTTATAAGTCCTGCGTGTTTGTCGATGGGTAGGCCCGGCCAGAGCCCCAGATGATTCGACAAGCGCCGCCAGCGCCTGGTGTTGACGTCGTACTTGCGCCGCGGCCTGGCGCACCACCACCGTACAGTCCGGGGTCAGTCTGAGTGGCTCCCGCAATGCCACCCGAGCCCGGCCCTCCCGCAGTCGGAGGTGGCCCGTTCACCCCAGCAGCGCCACTTGCGCCCTCGCCGAGGATGCCAACGCCACCACCAGCACCGCCAGCTTGTGAATTCGTCCCTCGACCACCGGCCCCGCCACCGCCGCCTGCCCCTGGCTCGCTCGGGGTGTATGCTCTGCCGCCATCGCCTGAATAGCCGCCAGCGCCGCCACCGCCACCGCCTTCGACTTGGCTCGCCCCCTTCGCGCCGCCGCTGCCGCCGTTGCCGCCGCCGATGTTCGAATCAAGAGTTGACCCATCACCGCCCGCCCCCGCGAAGTTCCAGCCTGCCACGCCACCAGTCGCCTGGAGCAGAATCGTAGATCCACGGCTGATGGTTGTGACACCGCCGTTTGCACCGACAACGCCAGCACCGACGGTAATGGTCAAAGTTTCACCAGGCGTAACAGGGATCTTCTTCGCGTACCGCAGGCCGCCGCCGCCGCCGCCAGCGCCGCCGACCGAAGAGTCGTACCTGCGAGCCCCGCCGCCAGCGCCCACGCACAGTGCGCTGATCGAATAGACGCCCTCTGGCACGACCCACGAATAGGTGCCTGGAGTTGTCCACTGCACTTGCCCGGGCCGGCTCTGGATCGCTCCGAACATGATTTTAAAAATGGTATCGTCCATATCAGCTCAGTTGTCGTAGGGCTCGGTGGCCACCATGCGCCAGCGAGTGGCGCCCTTGTTCGTCGTGACGAACAGCAGCAGGTAGGTCTTGCCGGCCACGAACGAATAGACCACGTTGTTGACGGTCTTGACCGTGCTCGGCAGCGTCAGCGTGCCGCCCGTGTAGGTCAGTTCGATGCCGAAGCTGAAGCCGTTGGTCGGGCAGTTCGCGAACA